GGAAGACGAGGATTTCTCTCTTGTTATTGACAAAGCTAATTACTTTGCTTTCAAAATGGATGACATTGAAGAAGCTCACAGCCACGTCAATTTCATGGACCTTGCAACCAACCGTGCTGCATACCGTCTTGCTGACCAACATGACCAAGAAGTTCTTGGTTATATGTCTGGTTACAAACAGTCTTCTTTGCACTCACAAGCTGATGCACTGAACACTACTGTGAACGGTACTAAAGCAGTATCAACTGCTGGTTCTAATGAACTGCTCTCCTCTATGCAACTGCATAAAGGTGACTTTGGCAACATTACTACAGCTTCTGCAGGAACACACTCTATTCCTCTGGCTGCACGTTTGCCCGGTGCTACTGCACTTCCAACTGCTACGGCTTCACCAGCAATGGTTGTTGCTCGTATGGCTCGTTTGCTTGATCAACAGCAAGTTGACAAACAAGGTCGTTGGATTGTAGTTGATCCAGTATTCATGGAAATTCTTGCTGATGAAGATTCACGCTTCATGAATGCAGATTTTGGTGAATCAGGTGGACTGCGTAATGGTTTGACCATTAGCAACTTCCACGGCTTCCGTGTATATTCCTCGTCTAATCTACCAGCGGTAGGTACAGGACCGGGAACTACAGGCTCTGCCAACCAACTCGCTAACTTTGGTGTTATCGTAGCTGGTCATGATTCTGCTGTAGCAACTGCCGAGCAGATCAATAAAACAGAAACATATCGTGACCCTGACAGCTTTGCTGACATTGTTCGTGGTATGCATCTATACGGTCGTAAGATTCTTCGTCCTGAAGCAATCGTTACTGCCCGTTATAACGCAGCGTAAGGGAGGCATAAAACATGGCACTTGGTGATAATACACTTCAATCGGCACGTGGTAATACACAACGTGGTCGTAACCCTTACATGGTGCAAACCGTACTTAACCTAGCAACTGCTTTGTCTGACAAAGGTTCTGCTCTTGCAGCTTCCGATGTTATTCCAGTAATTGCTGTTCCTAAAGGGAACATGGTTCTTAACGCAGGTATCGAAGTAGATACTGCTAGTGATGGTTCTACCTTCACTGTGGACCTTGGTATGGTTGACGCTGATGTATTTGTTGATGGCTTTGATGCTACTTCAGCCGCTGCTGTTGTTGCACAAAATCCAGCAGCATATCAGCCCGTAATGGCTGTTGCAGATGACAACATTGACCTAACTATTGCTACACTTTCTGGTGGTGCAGTAAGTACAGGTAAGTTGCGTATCTGGGCAGTTATGATGGACTGTTCTGATATGGGTCAAGACATGACTGCTAATGAAGTAGATCGTGACTACCTTGCATAAAAATATATACTTTGGGGCTGGCTATGTGCTGGCCCCATTGGTGTATCAAATTTACGACTCAAGGAAACAAAATGAAAAAACGTAAGTATGCATTGGGTGGTAATGTAACACCTATGGAAGATAATGATAAATATAAAAGTTCTTCCCTTAATAAGTTTAGCCAAGGTATGATGTCTGCTAAAGGACAAGGTGCATCTATGGGATTAAATAAAGGTGGCTATATAAATTGTGGTGCATCTATGAAACCTACACAAAAAAATACTCCTAAGAGTAGTTAAAAATGGCGAGCATTCAGTTTAGAACAGAAAGTAAATTTGCTGCAGTAACAGGTAACTCAGCTAGTACTACTAGTTCTCCTGACAATGCCACATTATTATTTACTTGCCCTAGTAATTATGAAGCAGAGGTAGTTTATCTTTTAGTTTCTAATAATCAGTCTTCTAATTCTAATATTGGAATACAAGTATATCATGCAGATGATACTGAATACCATACTTTAGTTTTAGAAGAACAAATAACAGGTAGAGCTAGTACACAATTTATTGGTTCTGGTCCCCTTTATTTACATGCAGGTGATAAAATATTAATACACAGAATTACAAGTAGTCATAGCTTTAGTGCTACTCTTTCTTGTAGGTTATATTTTTCACCAGCTAATCGCACATAATAGAGAGCAATATGTCAACATTTTTAAATCTAACAAATGAGTTATTGAGGCGTTTGAATGAAGTTCAAATTGACCAAGCTGACTTTGGCTCTGTAAAAAATGTACAGGCATTAGCTAAAGATGCTATTAATTCTTCTATTCGTGAGATACTACAAGATGCTCAAGAGTGGCCTTTTACTCTTACAACCTATGAACAAACTTTAGTTGCAGGTACAGGGCAGTATTCTTTTCCTGCAGATTACTCTAAAGCAGATTGGGATACTTTTTATATTAATAGGCTTACAAGTGAAAGCAATACCCCTAGAAAATTATCTCTTTTAACTTACGATCAATATTTATCTAATTATAGAACTATTGAAGATGTTAATGGTGAAAGTGGCAGGACTGATCCTTACTTTGTTTATATGACGCAAGAAGAAAAATTTGGATTGCACCCTATACCTGATGCTGCTTATGTAGTAGAGTATAGATACTGGAAATATCCTGCAGATTTAACAGCATATAGTGATACAGCTTTAATACCTGATAGATTTAAGCATGTAGTAATAGATGGTGCTATGATGTATATGATGATGTTTAGATCAAATGAACAATCAGCACAGTTACACACTAAAAAATTTAAAGATGGTATTGAGATGATGAGAAGATTAATATTAGATCAACCTGTTAATGTAGTATCTACAGCAATACAACGTACCTTTAATTCTAGCTCTTTTAAATCTAATGTGTTTTAAGTATGGCAGATAATTTAAAAACATTTGCTGCAGTATGTGCTGGGGGTCTTGTTACTAATGTTGACCCTCTTACACAATCTGCCCAAATGCCGGGAAGTGCTGTAAGCCTAATTAATATGGAGCCTTCACTAGAAGGTGGATACAGACGCATCAGTGGGTTTTCTAATGGTTATGGGACAGTTTCTGGTACAGGCAAAGTTCTTGGTCTTGCTGTTAATGGAGAGATAAAACAAGGTATCTTTGCCACACGTGAGCCTTCTTCTGGTAGTAACTACCTACATTGGTACAATCATTATTACACAGTAGTAGTAACAGACAACCAATCTGCTAGTTTTACTATAGGTGAAACTCTAACTGCTGTTGTAAGTTCTTCCGATAACTCTAGTACAGGTATTACTGCTACTGTTATTTCTAAGACAGCTAACGGATCAGGTAATTCTATAGTATTAAACTTTGGTAGACTACCTTCTTCTATTTATGCTTCCGGCAATGTTTTAACAGGAGGAACATCTACTCACTCAAGCACTGTAGTAGGAACACCAACTGTTATTGGTTGGAATGCAGTAGATAGTTCTTTTGTAGCAGATGATCCAGATGGGGTATGTGCTGCACAAACAACAGGTGGGGCAGCTAATCTTACTTTAAATGGTGCGTTAGCAGATAGTGGGGCTATTAACTTTTACACTGCTGCTTCATTACAACCAAGAAAACTAACTATAACTGGGTTGGCAGGTAATGATAACTCTGGTGTGACCTTTACTATAACAGGTACAGATTCATCTGATGTTGCACAGACAGAAGCTATTGCTGGTCCTAATGGTGCTGTTACTGTAAGTAGTACAAAGTATTTTAAAACTATTACACAGATAGCTGCAGGTGGTGCAGTTACAGGAAACATTACAGCAGGTTCTGGTGCAGGTGAATACAGACCCACTAACCCTAGCTTTACTGACATAGATATTGTAAGGTTTTCAAAACATAACTGGTTTGAAGAAATACTAGTACTTACTGATGGTGTAAACCAAGCTGCTAAATATAATGGCACAGACTATATAAAGTTACACCATTCAAATGCTCCTGCCGCACCAAAGTTTGCTAGTGCTTTTGCAAACCATTTGTTTTTAGCTGGGGATTCTACTTACCCTTTTAATCTGTATTTTTCTTCTCCTTTAAACGACACAGATTTTGATCCTGCTAATGGTGCTGGGGTAATTAATGTAGGTTTTTCTATTACTCAAATTATTGGGTTTCGTAATCAACTATATATCTTTGGTCAAAATACTATTAAAAGATTAGTAGGAGATAACTACTCTAACTTCTTACTTGAAAATGTTACTAATGATTTGGGTTGCGTAGCATCAGATAGTGTGGTAGAATTTGGTGGTGATATTATCTTTTTGGGTCCAGATGGTATCCGTCCAGTATCAGGTACAAATAGAATTGGTGACGTTGAACTTGAAACTGTATCCAGAGAAATACAAAAAACTTTTGAAAACTATTCAATTAACGAAGATGTAACAAAACTTAAAGCTGTTGTTGTAAGAAGAAAGTCACAGTTTAGATTGTTCTTTGAAGCTAATACTTCTCTTTCTCTTATAGGAGCTATTCGTAAAAGTCCTTCTGCTAAGTCTACTTTTGAATATAGCCAACTTGTAGGCATAGAAGCTACTGCTGTAGCTAGTGGTTACATAGGACAGTTTGAGTTTGTACTTCATGGTGATAGTACAGGTAAAGTACATAGACAAGAAACAGGTAATAATTTTAATGGGTCTGATATTTTAAGTGTTTATCAAACCCCTTATTATTTTATGGAAGATACAGATATTAGAAAATTGTTTTATAAAGTTAAAACATTTCTTAAAACAGAAGGCGAAACAGAAATTTCTTTAGGTATTAATTACAACTTTGGTGATTCAGAAATAGCTACCCCTTCTAGTTTTACCCTTACAACAGAAGGGGCTGCAGTAAACTTTGATGATATAGGTACAACTTATGATGAAACAGATATTTATGATGGCAACCCTTCGCCAATAAAAAGTACTTCAATTAGTGGGTCAGGAGATTCAATCTCTATGACTTACGTTACAAATAACACAAGTCCTAGCCACACTATTCAAGCGGTTACGGTGACTTACGGATTAGGTGATAGGAGATAACACATGGCAGGTTACGCAAGACAGTCATCGGCAGACATTGTTGCAACAGCCGTTGTACGTGCGAACCCATTGAATGTAGAGTTTAACGCTTTACGTGATACTTTTGCATTAGCTACAGGACACACACATGATGGATCAGCTACAGAGGGTGGTTATGTACCTCTTATTGCTGACTCGGACGCACTAAATAAAATAGCTATTGACACTAGCAATAATAGAGTTGGAATATTTGTTGAGGTATCTAATGCTGCAGTAGAGCAAATACGTATTCAAGA